ATGGATCCAGTTTGACCAGCTGTAAGATTACTTGGTCTATTTAAGTTTGAATTTGTTCCTAATGTTAATGCAAAGTGGTTTGTATTTGCAAAGTCCATTGTTACATTTGCAGCTCCTACTGATACTGCATCTATTGTTCCTCTTTGAGCTTTAACAAAAGTATGAGCATTATGACTGAATACTGCATTTGCAGCTGCTAGATTTCCTAATCTAATTTCTCTTGCACCCACCACATCAGCAGCCATTTTAGTATTAGCACTGACTGCACCTGTTGCTAATTCAGATGCTCCGACTGCTCCAGCCTTAATATTACTTGCATCTATTATATTTGCTGCAATCATTGTATTAGCATTGATTGCTCCATCTTGAACATGCTGTGGACCTATAGCATCTGCTTTTATATTACTTGCATCTATAACATTTCCTACTAATGTATTAGCATTTATTACACCAGTAGCTAGTTTAGCTGAAGATATTGTTCCTGTAGCTATTTTAGCATCTGTTACTGCACCTGTATTTAAAGCAGCAGTAACAACATTACCAGCAGCAATTTTTGCAGCAGTTACAGCCGCTGTACCAATTGTACTTGTAACAACATTACCTGAAGCAATTGCATGTTGTGTTATCACACCTGATGAAAATGCTGTATTAGCATTTATAGCACCTGATCCAACTTCTGTTGCTTTTACAGCACCTGTTGCTATTTCAGCAGCACCAACTGCACCATCTACTATATTTGTATTTGCAACTGAATTGTTTGCTAATCCGTCTAATCTTATTCTTGATAAACCGCCCATGTTAGTCCTTTACTTTTATTTATCTATTTATCCCAAAGCTATGGCAAAAGCTAGTGAATCACTAACTGATCCTAATTGATTAAAGTTTGTACCATCATTTGTAAATTCAAAGATATTACTTGTTTCATTAAATCTTATTTCAACGTTTGATTGATTGCCTCTGTTAACTCTTATACCTGCATTATTTGTTGGTGTACCTGTTAATCCAGCATTAAGTATCATGAAGTTACTCTCTACATTAGAACTTGAAGTAGTTGTTTGTGTAGTTGTACCTTGTACTATTAAGTTTCCAGATATAGTAACTGATTGACCTGAAAATGAAATATTAGTATCATCAGGTTTAATAAATGTACTGTTAACATATGTATTTTGTGCTGCAGTTGCTTTTGTAGCAAATGTAGCATTAGCATTTGCAACTTGCAATCTATCATTTACTAATAATCTGATTGCAGTATTTGTTCCAGTAAGATTTGTATTTAAGTTTCCTATAGCTGAATTAGTGTTAGCTAGTGCAGCTTTGTGAACTGATAATGTTGTTGCATTTGCAACTTGGATCCTATCATTTACTAATAATCTTATTGCAGTATTGGTTGCTGTAAGATTAGTATTAAGATTACCTATAGCTGAGTTAGTATTAGCTAGTGCAGCTAAACTTGCTACATTAGCAACTTGAGCTCTATCACTAATAAGAGTTCTAAGTGCTGTATTAGATCCAGTTAAGTTTGTGTTAACTAAATCTATTCTAGCTGTTTGTGTTGCTATACTTGAATTTGTATTACCTAATGATGCTAATGCAGCTACATTTGCAACTTGTGCTCTATCGTTAACCAATAAGTTAACATTAGCAACTTGCATTCTATCATTAATTAATAATGTAGTTGCAGTAGCAAAGTTTGCATCATCTCCTAATGCAGCAGCTAATTCATTTAATGTATCCAATGTTCCAGGTGCAGAATCTTTTAAATCGTTTATAGCATCTGTAATATCTTGTTGTATAACTGATCCACCACCAGTAGATGCTGCACTTCCCATTAAACCATGAGCAGAACATTGATAAAATAATGTAGGTGTATCTTCTGTTACATCTATTTGTGTATAAGCACCACTACTACCTGGAGTACCATTAGTAGTTACATTTGTTGTATAAGATTCACTTTTGTTAGCATCTTTGTAAAATCTAAGAGGATGTCCACCGTTTGAACTATCAGACTGATCAAACCTATAAGTCATGTTTGGAGCTAGCATTAATGTAGGTGATTGAATATCATTTACTGAATAACCTAATGCAGATCCTTGTCCAAAGTAAGGATGGATTGATGTTTTAGAAATAACTTTTATAGTGAATAAATGATAGCTGTCAGGATTAACAACTAACATTGTGTTAGCTTGAAACTCAGATGTTGATGAACCTGTAGCATCTGCACCAACAAACTTTCCTGTTGATGAATTAAATTTTAAGAATTTGTTGTTTACTTTTACAGAGTCTCTATCTACATCATCTAAAAACTCTAGTCTAACTTCACCACCACCAGGACTACTAGCTAGATTCTTTCTAGTTACTTGGGCTGATATATTATCTTTGAAACCTTTTAGATCTTGAAAGATCTCATCTTTAAATGGTTTAAGGTCAACAGTTGTTCCATCTTTTCCAGCTTCTCCTGGTAATCCTTGTAACCCTCTTGGACCTGGTTCGCCCTTTTCGCCTCTTTGTCCCTGAGGTCCTTGTAATCCTTGTATACCTTGTTGACCTTGTTCACCTTGAATTCCTGGTTGACCTTGTATACCTTGTTCACCACGTTCACCCTTATCACCTTTATCTCCTTTTTCTCCTTTGGATCCAACTTCACCTTGTGGACCAATAGGACCTTGTGGTCCTTGTTCACCTAATAAACCAACTGGTCCTTGTAATCCTTGTGGACCAATGTTACCAGTTAATCCTTGTTCTCCTCTATCTCCTTTTTCACCCTTCTCACCTTGTTCACCTTTAGGTCCAATAGGACCTTGTTCTCCAAGTAATCCCTGTTCTCCTTGAGGACCTTGTGGACCAATCTCTCCTTGTGATCCAAGAAACCCACGTTCTCCTTTTTGACCAGGATCACCTTTATCTCCTTTAGGACCTTTGAGACTTTCTTCATCTATCTTATAAGATGTAAAGTCTTCTCTTAATTTTTGTATTTCTTTTTTTGTAAATGCTAATGATGTCGCTAGGACCTTAGCGTTTTTGACATCATCCTTCATTTTCCTCTGCCTTATCATCTGAAACTGTTTCCATAATCTTAGTCATACTTTGTACTAATGATTTTTCTTCTTCAGATATTGTATTGGCAGCTTGAAAACTTTCCTGTGGTTGTTGTGGTTCAGGTTGTGGCTGATCTTGTTGTGGTTGTTCTTCATCACCCATTTCATCATCTGGTGCCTCGTCTGCTTCCTTTTTGATCAAGTCTGCTTCTCTTTTGATATCATCTTCATTCATATGAAGAATGTATTTCTTAACATACTCTTGACTGAAATATCTTCCAACAAATGAATCTACTTCACCTAATAGTCTTAATCTATCACCCATAATCTCAGCATTCTTTAATTCACTGAAATGATTATCTTCCAAGAAGTCATAATGAATATGTTCTCTCATTTCACGGAACTCGGCTCTAGTTGTAACTCCAGTAAGTATCAATTGTGTTTCAAGTAGTTGATCAAATAATGTAGTAAATTTATTTCTAAGTCTAGCTATAAACTTTGTAAATTTTAATTCGTCTCTTGTAATCTCTGATGCTCTACCTAAGTTAAAGTTATTTTCAGCTTCCATTCTTGATACTGGAACATTCAGTGCTTTGTATAATTTTCTTTTGAAATATTCTATGTCTTCCATCTCACCTAAGTTTTGTCCACCAGGTAATGATGTAATCTCTGTACCTTTACCACCTTCTCTTCTTGGTAACCAAAAGTCTTCTAACATAGTCATAAATTTTCTATCATCTCTTACTTCACCAGTAGATGCATCATACACTAATTTATTCTTATGTTTAACCATCATATCTCTAAGATATTGTTCTGCTTTTATCTTAGGTAAGTTACCAACATCAATATAAAATATTCTTCTTTCTGGTGCTCTTGCTAATCTATAGATAACAGATGCATCTTCTAACATTCTAAGTTGATTAAGAGGTTTAATAGCTTTATGTAAATGTCCTAATACTAATAACATTCTTTGATCTAATAGACCACTATGACAATAACATATACTATCTTTGGATATTTTTAAACCTTGATTTGATCTGTTGATTCCTCTTGGATGAAATATATAATATTCTAGGTAGCCTTTTGTAAGAATAGTATTAGTCTTTTCATCTTTCTTCTTGATAGGTTGTTTGATCTTTCTTATCTTTCTTGGATCAATATATCTTAATTCTTGAATACCAGCTCTAGGATTACTTTCATCTATAACAAGATGATAATATAATCTACCATCAATGTACCATTTTCTAAAAGTATCATATGAGTTAGTTGTAAAGTTTAACATTCTAAGAATATTGTCAAACTCTTGATGTATTTTATTTTTAACTCCTGCACCAACTCCTTTGAGATCATCTAAGACTATAGATATAGCTGGTTCTTTTTCGTTGTAAACTATTGCTTCATTAACAACATCATCAATAGCAGAGTCGCACTCCGGTTGGAGTGACATTTCTCTGTATCTTGTTACTAATTCTGCTTCTGATTTGGCTGAACCTTCAAGATCTACATAGGTACCATAAGCACCGCCTGCAGCTATCTCTACAGCTCCGTCATCAAGACTTGGTGGAACAAAGGACTTTAGATTCTCGTCCTTTATTTTTTGCTCTTCTTCCTTTCGACCAATGCGAAAGCCAAATAATTCTAATGCCATGACTACCTTTATATTAGTATTGTACTACAAAACTATTTATGAGTCCAATACTTTTTTCAATTAATTAGAACTAGAGACCACCAGCATTGCCGGTAATACCTCCAGAAACTTCCCAATAATCGTAAGTAAATGTAACAGTAAACTCTGAAACAGCATCTGTTCCCCAATCCATTTCAATAGCTGAAACTTCTGTTGGGAAGATACCTACAAAGTTATATACTCTTACTGGAGTACCTGTTTTACTAAATTGAGTTACTTGAGCTGTGGACTTATATAAAGCTGGAGATGATGCACCAAATTTTCTTAGATTTGTTTGGAAACCATTGATCGTATTAGACCACTCTTCCATTGCATTTCTAATCTGCATATCTTCATCATTTATAATTGTTGCTGTCCAATCAGCAAAAGTTCTGTTTCCTGCTAGTCTTAATTGTCTTCCAAAATATGGAACATCTAAAGGTGCAATTGTTGCAGCTGGAATCTGAGCAGCTCTCGCTAAGAAAGGTACTTGGATATCAGCAGCTCCGTTGGCTGGGTTGGTAATATTCACTTGAAATAACGAAGTTCTAGCACCACCTAGTTTTAGAGCACCTGCAAATAAGTTAATGTTGAACGCCATTTATTTTCTCCTACTAGTATTTATATTCATATTAACCAAACTGACCAACTACTTCACTAAATTCTACACCAGTTCTCACTGCAATGAAGTTCAATTGGATGAAGTTAATAGCTCTTGCTGGCTTAATAAAAATGTCACCAACAAATCTGTTAGAATCAATAACTTCTGGAGTATTGTTTGTTTCATCACAAACTACTCTAAAGTCAAAGATACCTCTTCTACCTTGAACATCTCTCAAGAATGGCTCAACTAGTTGTACAAACTGAGCTCTTGTAAATGCATCATTGAATTCGAATAATGTAAATTTAGCAGCTGTTGCAATTGCTTTTTCAAGAACAATGAACAGTCTTCTTACATTGATTCTATCAAATGCACTTGGTTTAGCTAGAAGTGTTTTATCACCAAATAGAACTGTTCCTTCACCTGGGAAAGTTGTAATTGGATTTACACCGTTTTTATATAATAGATCTCTCTCAGCTTTATTTGGATTGAATGCTAACTTGTTAACATTCTTTAAGATACCTCTATTGAAACCAGCTGGTGAATACCAAGGATCTCTTGCTATATCTGATCTAACCATGATACCTGCAGTATCTCCATTTGCTGGAATATATCTTTGTAGGTCGTTGAATTTATCATATTGATATTTCCAACCACTATCCATAACTGCATAAGAGGTCGAAGTAAGAGTATCTCTAAATGCAACTGTATCAATAGCTTCTTTACCTGAGAAACTGCTATTGTTTACAACATCAGCTCTTTCTGGAGACAGAGTTAATAAACAATCTTTTCTTGATTCACAGATATTTCCAATAATATGTTCAATAACTGTTTGATTTTGTGCACCACCTAATAAGAATGATACATCAATATCTTCAGCACTTTTAAACTTATTGTAACCGTTGATATAATCAGCATTTGTTGGAGTTGCTCCATCTCTTCCGTTTATTAGACTTTTAGTATCTGGTAAAGGATCACCACTAAATGTAGTATTTTTTGCTTTATTACCAGCATTTGTTTTAAAGTCATGAGCAGCCCAGAAAATGTATGCTGATCTTTGATTTAATACTTCTTTATAAAAATTAACTGAACCATCTTCATTTTTAGCATCAGATGCAACACTTAAATTTTCAAACACTTCAAGAACTTGGTTTTTATTACCTGTCCATTCACCATCTTCATCTGCAACAACTACATGAAGTTCATCACCTGAACCACCAGCTGTGTTTGCATATGCAGAAGTTGTCGGAGCTCTATCAACATTATTGAAGAATTCCCATCTTCTAGTTGGAGTAGCAACAGATCCATTATGTGTTGCTGCACTACTAAATGCTGATACTGTATTACCTAAGTATTTGGATTCTAATGTTAGTGAACTATTATTTGCAATACTTGCAATTTTTCTTTCTTGTTTATCTGGACCTAATAGTAAGATATCACCAACTTTTAATTCAGTTGAAAAAGCTGATGCAGCAACACCTGCTCCATTAGCTTCTGTAGTAACACCTGTTACTGTTTTGGATCCATCTGTAACTGTTATGTTACCAGTAATTGTTGACTCAAATGCATTTGAGCTTGGACATACAGATACTTTTAAACTATTTCCTAACTCTCCTGGAAATTTTGCAACCCATGCACCTATTCCAGAAATACCATCACTAAAATTTTCGTCATAGTCATCTTCATTCTTGATGACTGTTGATGCAACCGCATTGTTTGAAACGGTTGAATTTAATGCCGTGCCACCAGAAGTACTTGTATTAATAACTCTTGAAATGAATAACGCATTTCCATATGCAAGAAAGTTAGAAGCTACAAAAAAATCTGTCGCTGTGTTACTTGTTAATGGTTTTTGAAAATTGTTTACTAGATCGTCTTCATTAGTTATTAAAACTCTTTGTTCTGCAGGCCCCCATCTTAAATGGGCAGCGAATCCTGCTTCTGTGGTTGAAACGGCAGGAACTATGGTAGTTAGATCAATCTCTGATACATTAACACCTGGTGAAACTTGAAATCCCATTTTACTTACTCCTACTTAATACAGTTTATTATGAATTTGTAATTATTTATAATTTTTACAAACTATGAATAATCATCAGTCTTTTGCATAACCCATCTATCTGTTGGATTATCAAGCAACTGTGGTTCATTATCTGTTACTCCGTCGTCTTTAAAACCAACAGGCAACATATTTTCTTCAATCATTTTTTCTTGTTCTTTATATAGTCTTTCTCTAATATCTATATCAGTGATCTCTTTGAAATAGTCTTGTTTAACTATCCAAGAAAATAAAACTGTACACATTGCTAAGTCATCATGTGTTCCTTCTTCAGCTTCATAACTAGATCCTTTACCAACAAATGAAGATAATTCAGCTAATAAATCAAAGTCTCTTACCATTAACTTATCATTTTCAACAAGATCTTTAAGATTACTACATCCTATCCTTTTTACTTGTTTAGTTGTTTTAACACCTATTGTTCTTGATCCTCCTCCAAAACCACTACTTATTTGTTGACCTGCTCTTCCTTTATGGACTGTAACCATTAAGTTTTCATACACAAGATCGTTGTGTAAAATATCTACTACTTGTTGTCCTATATCATTAGTTTCAACTAACATATATGCTTCGTTATAATGTTGACCTATGTTATGTAAAGTGGTAGGATATAACATTGGAGAAATATGTTTATCTTTAAATGTTCCTACTACTTTATATGGTAGTTCAGTTACATCAAACACAATAAATGCACTATAATCTAAACCAACACCTCTAGCAGTATCAACAACCATAACATATATGTGATCTTTCTTTGCTTCTTCATAACATACAAAGTTTCCTAATTTTTTCAATGGGTATTCAAAACCTAAGTTTCTTAATTTACTTGCATTGATTAAAGTATTCATTGATCCTATAAACTCACATTCAAACTCTTGTCTGAATTGTTCTTCACTAGTATTGCTTATAGTTTCTTTTTTCCACTTCTCATCTCTACCTGGTATTTGATTCCAAGTAACTTCAATAGGTTTATATTGATTCTTTTTATCAACTGAATCAGACCATAACTTATAGAAATGATTCAATCCATTTGGTGTACTTACAATAATAACTTTTGTGGTTTCACCAGAAGATATAGTAGGATAAACTGAAGCAAAAAAGTTCTGTGCAATATTATTACTAACAAATGCAAACTCATCTAAGAATATTAAATTGTAGGATCCACCCCTTATGGCACTACTACTTGTTGCACTAGCAAGTATTTTGGATCCATTCTCTAATTCTATATTACCTTTATTCCATACAACTATACCTTGTTGTAACCATTTTGGTAAATGTTCATAAGCCAATTGTATCTTTCCTAATAAATCTCTTGCTAAAGAACCTTTGTTAGCAAGTATAGCTATACTTTGTGTATCATGAAATAATATTAACCATAACATATAAGCTGTTACAGTTGTACTTTTACCTGATTGTCTAGGAAGTTTATTAATTACAAATCTTTCTTTTTGAAATGCATTGATCATTTCGTCTTGAAAGTTATATAGTTTAAATGGTACTAAACCTTTATCTACATTTACAATCTGAATGTATTCTTCAATAAAATAAACTGGATCCTTAGCACACTTGATATATTCTTCAAGCTGTTCTTTAGTATAGTTTATATTTACATTAGATCTTTTTAGATTTGGATTACCAAGATAATTCTCATTCATTATTTCTCTTATTAATCATTTTTTGAAGTTCACTTGTATTACCAACAAACAATGCATTGGTAACATTCTGAGGTTGATCTGGAATATCTTTCTTTATTATTTTTACTTTCTTTTGTAACTCTAGTAAATCTTTATTTGTATCACTTAATGTTTTAACAAGTTGACCTACAACTTCAAATGCTCTAGGATGCTGTGATTGGTTAGCAACGTCTACTAAAGTATTCAATGCATCAGAACCTCTTTCAATAATATTATAAAGGTTCTCTCTTGCATATTTAAAATCATTGTCCACTGTTTCATCTTTATTGTCAACAGGTTTTAAATCTTTTGTTTGTTCTATCTTTTCAGGTAAATCAAATATATCTTCCATATTCTTTTCAAACTTAGTACTCATTATTCTTCTCCACTTAGATTTATTTCATAATCAATACAGAACCCAAAGTTATCATTTGCACTAATATTATCTATTGGAATACTATTTTCAGTGTTACCAGTAGGTTGACCATTAGCTTGAAGTCCTGGTGTTATCTTGATTGTCTCAAGTTTAATTCCATCACCTGGTCCTGTACCATCAATAAAGTCAATAAATGTTCTTTTAATAAGACCAGATTTTTTAACTGGTCCATAGATATAACCTTTAACTAAAAAATCAAGATTATATATTAATGTTCTTCTTGTTTCAAAATCACCTTCATAAGTATCTTCTGTAGTTACGCTTGTAAGTACTGTTGGAATATCATGTGTAATATTCATCTCTGGAATTATCTTTAATGTAGTTGTCCAATCAGGTGTAAAGAATGGTAGTATCTGTTCTAAAATTTGTATACCATCATCTGCATTTTTTACAAATACACTTAAATTAAAATTAAAGTCATATGGTACTGGAGTAAATACAGTTTTGATGTCATTATTAGAATTAGCTGTACCTTGAACTTGAACTCTTCTTTGTGTGCTACTTAATTTTCTTTCTGGCATATATTGCATACCAACCATTTCAAAACCAATTCTAGGTAAACTAACACTAGACTTTTTTTGTAAATCTGGATTTTGTTCTACTCTAGCTAAGAACTTTTCTTTTGGTCCATATGCTATAGGAACTTTTATTGCTTGTATTCTAGCACCAGCTGTGTTAAATCTTTGAACTACAATGTCATTAAACAATGTACCAAACATTACAACATATCTTCTTATGATCTGATTATAATACTGATGTCCAAACATTAGAACCTATCTACTTCTGAGAATGGATTTCTTTCACTAAAGTCTATTATACTTTCACCTTCAGATTGGAAGAATGAATTATTAGCACCAGCATCTTGAGTAAATAATTGATACTCTTGTACTAATGAATCGCCTTCTTCTTCAAGAAGTTTATCACCATCCTCTAATAATAATTGATATAATAATGTATCTAATGTACCAGCTGTTTCAATAGAATCAATATCAGTATTACCAGTTCTGATTTGCTCACTACTGTATTTGAATAGTTCACATCTAAGATCATAGCTCTGTAATCTACCAGTTTGATAAAATATATCTTCATGTTCTACATACTTAATTTCAAATATTTTATTAACTAATGGAAAGAAAACTAAGTCACCTTCTTGTGGTCTTTCGGATGTTATACTATAGTTGTTAACTCCTGTAGTACCAGTTTCTAAAATAATACTATCTGTATGACTATTTCCAGTTAAAAATTGTCTTGATGGTGCATCTGTATTTGCTGATTCTTGTAAGTAATTATAACCTACTTCTGTAGATAATTTCTCTGTTCTTATTTGATCAAATCTTTTTCTAGCTACTGTAAGAGTTAGTTGGTCGTTAAGTTGAACACCAAACTTACTCATAAACTCACCTTCGCCTTCAAAACCTTCTACATTCTTAATATACATTTCTACATCAGCTGCAGTTTCATATTTAAGAAGTTTATCTTCTCCAAATAAGTGATCTATTCCTGATATAGTTTTAGGTAAGTATTTTACATTATGACCATAGATTTTGATAGCTTCTATGGTTAAATCTTCAACAAGATCTTGTTCCCTTGCAAAGGAAAAGTTATTAAAATATTTATTGGTGGCCATATTAGCCCTCCATATCCATCACAGGCAAAGAATAACTGTTAAGTACTTCTGCTTCTAAGTTCCTTTGTTCCTCTGTGGCTTCCTCCCAAATCTTTTGACCGTTAAAGGTTAAACCACCAGGCATTTGCATACCTTCGTACTTCTTTAGGTTTTCACCCCATTGTCTTTTTATTAAACAAGTAGAGTATCTTCTCAACCACCAGTCACTCCAAACATCTGTATAAACATCTGGATCCACTACCGCATATCCATCTAACATTACAAACTCACCTACTATAAAATCTTCTTTTGCTCCATCTACATTTAAAATATTTTTATGTCTATTGAATCTTATAGGTTGACTTCCTACAAAAATTTCTTCTAAGTTCTCTACGTGCCTCATAGCTGTTACATATGGAAGATATGTTGTAGAAGTAAAATCAAATAAGTCATTTAAGTGTATTTGATATCTTATGTTAAATAAGTTACTACTTTGTATTGCATCACCAATATCAAATAATCTAGTAACACCAATAATCTCTGGTGACTCACTAGATAAATCAATTTGTTTAGTATCTTTAATTGTTTGGGTTATTTCAATTTTTTTGATTATTCTTTCAGTACCATCAAAGTGATAATCTCTGTAATACTGCAAAGCATCATCTATTCTGTCTTCAACTTGTTGATCATCAACATTTATATCAACGACTGGTTTACCTAAAGATCGAAGGCAATATTCTTTGAATGTATCCCTGGAAGTTGGTGTTGCCATAGTATCTCCTTGATACTATTTATACTATTACTCAGGTGGAGTAGGCCACTCGTTGTAAACAGAATTAGCTGACCATTTACCATCTTTATCAAATGTATCTTTTGATCTTTCTATCATTTGATCAACATCAGATGTACTGGCTACATTAGCTTCGTTTACAGCAGATGCTGTTCTCACAGCATTCATATATGTATTAATATCTGATGGAATAGCTGTTCCTGCTTGAGCTTTTCTTAGAGAATACCAATCGTATGGTTGTAATAATGAATTAGTTGTTTGTTTAATTCTTTTAGTCCACATTGTTTTAAGACCTTCAGTTTTAACTGTATCAGTTGTTGCACCTTCTGGAGCATCTCCATCACTTATTTCTTTTGAAGTCCATTTAACATCATCCATACCTTTTGCAGTAGTTGTGTATGTACCTACAACTGTTCCTTTATCATCATCAACAGTATATTTAATAGCACCTATATTATAATAGGTTGAATCTTTCATTCCTGTTTCAGTATAGCTATATAAGCCTTTTGCTTTTAAGTCAGCAGCCGACCAAATTTTAAAAATACTTGCAGGATATTGTGTTCCATCAATGGTCATAGCTTTTGCTCCATTGATTATTTCAATTACCTGACTTGCTTTAACTCTTGCCCACATTATTATATTCTCCTGTTTTTATTTATAAGTTTAAGTCGTTATTATTGATATTTATCTAATTACTTAGCTGTGCTAGGATTTACTCCATCACCTATAAATGGGTGTTGTGCAAATGCAAAATACACATAAGTTCCACCACTTTGGTTAGTAGTAGTATCATTTCCTCTCATTTTAATTCCGTTAGATACAAAGTCCATAGCATTACTTCCTGAAGCAGATTCTCCTCTGTCATCTTCAACATAATTGTAATTAGGAGCTAATCTTCTAGTATTAGGATTAAAAGTTTTTCTTGTATTATCAAAAACTGCCCAATAATTTGTAGTATTTGTTTGTTTTACCATCACCCATGACGGCTTGAACCCGGTGTTAATAAATGGACCATTATTATTTCCATTTCCCGTGTAGGATCCAAATTTTGAGTAGCCTGGTACCTCATGCCAGCAGTACGCGACATATGTTGCACCATTATTGTTTGTTGAATATCCAGTAGGACCTAATGTAAAACAATTTGAATCTGGTGCTGTATCATTTAACCAAATAGTATCAAATGTTGCATTAGTTACATTTAAAACTAGGTAGTCAGTTGCTGGTGCAGATGTATTTTTATGATGATAAATTACATTAGAAGTTGAAAGAGATCTTGATTTAATCCACAGCCATTGTGGAGCTTGTGACAAACCATGTGCTACTTTAGCTCCACCAGTTCCATTCCCAGTATATGTGACAATACTAAACCCGGCTGTTTGATTAGCTTGTACAGTTGATGCTAATGTTGCACCTGATCCATCAGTATTGGCAGAAGTTGTTCCTCCATTTGCAACCCAGTTCCAAGCTACATAACTTTCGGCAGCTGTATTTACTGCAACATTATCCTCTATTTGAAAACCACTTTTTAAAAACTTTTGAAGTCCATCATTTGTTGTAGAATCTGTTGTATTTGTATCTGTCCTTTGAGCTAATAATGCACCTCTTGAACTATCATATACTTGATGACCGTCAGTAGCATCTCTGTTTTTGATCCAAACTAAATCTGATGCACCTTTTGAAGTTTCAGGAAAATTATCTTGTTGTAATAATTTAAAATCTGTTGGGGGAGTATAAGATAGAGATTTGGATCCAAAGTTAAAATCAAATACTCCACCGTTGTATGTACTTATACCAAAATAAATATCTTGTTTTGCAGCATTTGCAGCAACAAGTGTTGGATTGGCACCAGTTGATGGGTTACCACTGTGAATATAAGTATTATTTACTGCAAGCCAGTATGCACCTGTATCTGCATCATATGCAACACCAATCACATTACCATTAGATAGACTAGTTCCTGATCCATAGGAAAAATTACTACCATTATAATATACTGAATCATTATTTCCAGGGTAAAATTGAAATCCATGACTACCAGCATTATCTCCTACATATGTGTTTTTTGCATTTACATATCCAGATAATGTAGTCAATCCAATTAGAAAAAAAGAAGGAACTGTTGTAGCAGTTACTTCAAAATACCACTTACCACTTCTTACATTTTTACCTACATATGCAGTTTCCCAATCATTACTAGCAGTAGCTGAAACTTTAAGATTACCTTCAGACAATCCTATATTGCCTGATAGAGTTTTATCATGAGTTGCAAAGTTTTGTGTAGGACTATCTGTGGTTATATGATCAGTACCCATATTAGTTACAGTAAGATCATTTCCGTTTCCACTAGTATCATCACCTATTGTTTGTCCTGCACTGTTTGCAAACTCACATCTTAAACCTTCATTACCATAAGTTATTCCTGTTAAAGTTTTTGGTATCCATCTTCCTGTAGATGTATCTGTTAATCCAAATGTTGAAACATCAACTACAGATCCATCAATATAATTAAATTCTGCAATATAACCATCCCAGATTTGACCTTCAGTATGTGAGTTACTACCTATTCTAAAAGTTGTTCCATCTGCAAGTCCAACTACATCTGTATTTTGACTAGGATTAGATTCAGAACTCCAACTTGTAATTTTATCTCCATCAACATATAGTACAGATCTATCTGTTGCGGTTGATTGACTAGCATCTATTTGCCAAACACAGTGGTACCATTTTGTAGTATCTTCAAATGATCTATTTGTTATTTTTTGGTATTCAGTACTACCATTTGATAATCTTAATGTAATTCTATTAGCAGTGTCAAATCTGGCCATAAGTTTTGTACCAGATGCAGCTCCAAACATACATATCTCTGCTCCAAATCCTCCAGATCCTCTTTTGAACCACCATGAAAATGTTGCCTTTCTTTTTTGATCACCACTTCCACTTCCTTGTGTTCTTGTTAAATAATTAGTACTACCATCATCAAACATACAACTTTTAGCAATAGTGCCAACATCTGTAAATGGAACAAAATTACCTACACGTTGTCCACCACCATTACCTTCATATATGGTTGTAAACATTTGATCGGATCCTCTTATAATTGTTGGTGTTCCTGTTGTTATTGTCATTTTAACTTCCTATATTCGCTGTATTAAGTGCATTGGCACTTGTTATTCCTGATGGTGTCTGAGTCCAGTCGTTAGCTTCAACAAAAAGTCTAAAATTTAATGTTACTCCTCCTGTTGCTTGTTGTACACCAAATACATAATTACCTGCATTGATAGATGTGAACTGAGTATGTTGAGAGCCATCATCATAAATAGTAAATCTGTTATTTTCTGGTTCCCACAAAAATCCTAATCTTGAACTTGAAAGTATAGGTGTAGCACTTGTACTTGTATTAACTCCATTTTTATAAAGATAAGTATCAATAGACTGACCAGGACCAGAGTAAACAGTAAGTCCAGTAAATGTACTCATGGGTGTAGTAAATCTATTATATAAATCTTTATCAATAAGGTTTTCCACATCTGAATCAACTATGCCTACAGCAGTAGCTGGGTTAATTTCAAGATCAAATTCTTGTCCTTCCCAGTACCAAGTTCCAGTATTTGGTAATGTAAAATTCATAACTGTTTTTGCCCACTTATTAGAAGTTGTCATAGTAACATCTATGTTTCCATTAGCATATGAAGGATATCGATTTAATAATGCGTTCCAAGTAGCATGGTTGTTTGTTGGTGAGTCAGTTCTTTGGTCAGTTGCTACAAGTCCACTTGTTGTGAAATCGTTACCATTACCTGATTCGTCGTCTCCTAAATCTGAGGAGTCTCTACCATCAATATGAAATCCATTATTTCC